GTAGTTGCTTGGAACTTTGGTTTAACTGACGGTCTTGACTTACAGACACAAATGACTTTACGGGAGACTGCTGAGTCTGTATACGATGAAGTTGATGATGGTGTCGTTTACGAAAGAGATAACACTACCCTGTTGTCGCCCTTTGATGTACCAAGCGTAGGTATATTTGTTACAGCAGCTATTCAAGTTAGTAACCAGAAAGTATCTAACATTGGTATCGCCACAGTGACATCAGGCCGTAGTGAATCTGTAGACCACGTAGAAGTTGAATACAAGCTGTCTTCAGAATCTACTTACTCTTCTTTTGGACAAGGCACTCTAGGGGAGTTTCGTGTACGGGACTTAGAGGTAGGTTTCTTCGACTTTAGGGCTAGAGCTATCAACACCTTTGGTATCAAGGGTGATTTCACTACAGTAACCAGCGTTGAGATAAATGCTTTCGCTGGAGACCCCTCAGACGTAAGTTTGTTTGATAAAGAGTTATCTGGTGGTACGTTGTTTTTATCGTGGCCCCCAGTACCTGATGCAGACCTTAGCCACTACCAAGTTAAGCATAACTCTAACACAACTGGTGCCACTTGGGGTAACTCAACTACCATTATTGAGAAGATCGCAAGGCCAGCTACAACAGCTACGGTTCCTGCAAGGTCTGGTACTTTCTTGATCCGCGCTTACGACAAAGAGGGTAACTTTAGTGTTACTCCAACAAGTGTTATAGTGTTACCATCTGAACTACCCCAGTTGGGTCAAACGGATACACAGACAGAAAACCCAACCTTCTCTGGCACTAAAACTAACACTGTGGTCGCTTCTGGTAACCTTGAGATTGACAACACAACTGCTGGTAGCCCAACAGGAGAATATACTTTCGGGGGTTCAGTCAACGGCGGGGCAAACTCGGCCTACATTGACACAGGCTCAAGTAGGTCAGCTAGAGTTACAGGCTTTAGAACTTTCACTAGGGTCTTTGACGATGGAACTTTACTCTGGGACGACATCCCTCAGAACTTTGATACGTGGCCCAACAACTTCGACACTTGGACGGATGAGGACTCAGCCTTTGGTGATGTCTCTGTAACAATATATGTTTCAGCTACACCTGATGACCCTGCTGGGTCGCCAACGTGGGGAGATTATGTACTCGCTAACGGTGCTTTTGTACAGGGCAGGGCATTTAGGTTCAAGGCCGTATTGAACAGCACAAACACTAACTACACCCCAGCAGTCTCGGCGCTGAGTGCAGAAGTTTCTTATTAAAGGATAATACTAATGACCGCAAGAATACTTGTCATACCAAACAATACTGCGTCAACTACAAGAGTTAACATAAACGATGCTCTAGCAGCACTTGGGAGTACCAACAGTGGCGCTACTGAGCCACCAGATAGCCTTAACAACATGCTGTGGTACGACACTACAAACCACCTACTTAAGATGAAAGCGGAGGTTGGTGCAGATTGGATCAACATAGGCTACCTTGACCAAGGAACAGATGCCTTTAAAATCCTTGACGATACGGTTGTAACAACTGCCGCTGGTGTTGATACGAATGGGATAATCGGAGATCAAGCGACAGCCACTTGGGAAGCTGGTACAGGTACTACTGAGAGCCTTGTGTCGCCAGCTAAGGTTAAGGCTGCTGTTGAGGCTCTTGCCCCTACACCCACCCTGTCTGCAACTCAGGACACTACATCAGGTTCTTTTGTAGACTTCACTGGTATCCCCAGCACAGCAACAGAGATCGACGTATACTTCATTGGTTACACCAATACAGGCACAAGCAGAGTCCAGTTTATAGTTGGTGGGTCGGTTGTGACCTCTGGCTATTACTCTTCGTCTGGTTCTTCGGGTGCGGAAACCGGAGCGAAGACTGACGGCTTCGCCATCTACAACGATGGTGTAACACGCCAACACAACGGTATAATGTCTCTACGAAAGGCTGCAAGTGGTACTTGGGTTGAAAGCCACTCCCTGACTGCGGGTGGTGCGGAAGTTAACGGAGGGGGCAGTGCAACCAGTATTGGAAATATTGACGGTATTCGGGTAAAAGCCACTGGCGTTTTTCAAGCGGGTAAGATTTCAATAAGGTGGAAATAAGTATGTCATATAAACTAGGAACACGCAGTATGCAGAGCCTGTCAGGTGTACACCCTGATATGGTCGCTGTAGTTAAGAGGGCCATTGAGATCACTGAGGTTGACTTCACAGTCATCGAAGGTATCCGTAACATTAACCGTCAACGTGAGTTGTATAAGGCTGGTAAGTCTACTACGATGAACTCACGACACATCACAGGTCATGCTGTTGATATGGTCCCTTGGCCTGTAGACTGGGAAGACCTCGAACGCTTTGAAACTATGTCTGAAGCTATGAAAGAAGCAGCAGAAGAGCTTAACATTCCTATCGTATGGGGTGGAGACTGGAAGAGCTTCTACGATGCACCACACTTTGAATTAGATCGAAAGAAGTACAAGTAATGGAACAAGATACGCAATGGCATTTATCTAAAAGCATACCACTGACTTTTGTCTTGGCTATACTTGCTCAGACTGTAGCACTGGTCTGGTTTGTATCATCACTTAATAGTGCTATAGAAAGTAATACTAGAGACCTAATGCGCCATGAAGCTCGTATCAACACCTTAGAACAGGTAGTACAACAACAAGCTGTAACTATGGGTCGTATTGATGAGAACATAAAGTCCATTAGGCTTATGATGGAAGCCACCCGTAGAACTGGACAGTAACAATGATTGAAGTCTTAGCTCTGGCAAGTGCCGTTAGCACTGTATCAAAAAGCATTAGTAATGCTGTTAAGGCTGGTCGTGACGTAGGTTCCGTGTTACCTGCATTTGGTAAGTTAGCCAAGTTAGAAGCTGACATAAGCCTTGCGGAAAAGGGTAAACACAAAGGACCACTGGGTCGCCTAACTTCTACAGAGGCCGAAGGCTTTGCTATTGCTCAAGCTAAGATGGCTCACAAGCAAGCTATGGATGACTTGAGATCAGTGTGTCGGCTATATGGACCTAGTGGAATGTGGGATTTAGTTGTAAGAGAACAGGCTGCAGCGAGAAAGAGGCGTAAGGAAGCCTTAGAGGAACAAGCAAGGAAAAGGGATCGTACATTCTATATCCTTATCGTATGCTTTGCTGTATCTCTGTTTGTTCTTGGCACAGCAGCATTACTATGGGGTGCAGCTATACTAGCAGAGGGAATGAAATGATGACAACAAAACTAAGCATGACACCTGAGTGGTTGGACAAGTGGCGTATCTGGCCTCGTATGATTATTACCTTGTATGGTCTGGCTTTCTATAATACAACAAACTGGTTCATGGCCTTACCTGATCCAACTAACGCTCAGGCGGGGTTTGTTTCTGTAATTGTCGGTGCAGGTGCTGGCTTCTTTGGGATATACGTTAATGGTAAAACAACTAATTCTGTCGGTAGCTCTGGTAACATCACTAAGTAGTTGTAGCCAACTGACCTCCTTAATTCCCCTCGGAGGGGGTACTAACGTAGCAGCTAACACTCAAATCGGTAAAGAGAACACACAAACCATTGGTATCAACAACTCAATGAGACCTGTACTTAGGCCAGAAGGTCCAGTAGATACAGTGGTGCAAGACAACAGCACGACAAAGAACACTGAGTTAGACCCACTGCTACTCCTCCTCCTTATACTGGGTTGGTTAGCTCCCTCACCTAGTGAAATGGGCAGGGGCATACTAAAGCTCTTCAGACGTAAGTAAGACACAGAAAAGCCTCCTTAGTTTTCACTAGGGAGGCTTCTTTGATTCTAGGTCTTGTCTTCTTCACCAATGACTTGAGCTACACCTTGGTATAGTATCTCTATGTCGGTCTCTATGCCACCTATCTTGTAGGCTAGGTACACTGACACCCCTAGGTTTGCTATTAGCAGTCCCTCAAATAATGTCATTTGCGCTCCTCCAACTCAGCTAACCTATCAAGATACCAAGTAGCTTTCTTGAGGTCTTCTAGTCCGTTCTTATATCGCCATCGGTGCATGTACTTGGCTATATTCCCACGTAGGTATCCAACGTACTCTTCACGAGTTAAGAAGTCTTCTATGTATTCAATACACTCAATCTTACCAGACCCATAGTGCGCTGGACTGTTTACGTTATCTACTTCGTCGTACTCATGCTGTTTCACATCTGCATGTGCTAGGTTTTCCATAATCCATTTAGCCACTATAACTTCTCCTTTACAAATGCCTTAACCCACATGGCTGTGATGTCAGACCTTACGATGTCATCGACAGTGAACTCAATAATGTTCACGGGCAACATATGTTTCTTAGCGATATGAATAACCTTTGTCAGTCCATCCGCTTCTTTAAGGTCACTCTGTTGAGCATCCCCATTCAGTACAATCGTAGTGCCTTCACCCACTCGTGTCAGCAGCATCTTAAGTTCGTGTAGTGTAATGTTCTGTGTTTCATCGACAATAATAAAGGCGTTCTCAAAGCTACGTCCACGCATCAATGCCATAGGTGCAACTTCGATGTTACCATTCTTAACACCTGTTTCCACTGCACCCTTGCCTAAGTGCTTCTCTAGCACGTCGAGGACTGGTAAGGCCCAAGGCATAGTCTTCTCAGCCAAGTCCCCCTTAAGGAACCCTAACTCCCTTCCTACAGCTACGTGTGGGCGTGTGATGACAATCTTATCAATGCTCTTGGACGTATATAGATCAGCAGCATATGTCGCTGTTACATACGTCTTGCCCGTACCTGCTGGACCTAAGATGAATACCTGCTGACTTTCCTTTAGGGCTTTGATTAGCTCACCCTGCATGGCAGTCTTTGGTACTATCCCAGAGGTCTTCTTCTTTGCTGCGCCCTTGTAAGTAGTCTCACGCTTAGTCTTCTTAGGTGCTTGTTGTACCACTTAGTATTCTCCCTTGTTATTGATAAATCCCATAAGTGCCTCAAGCTCTCGGAAGCCACCAATATGTTTGCCATCAGTAGCAAAGATTTGAGGCACTGTCTTGATGTTAGCTTCTTTCATAAGGGAGAGAACCCACTTGTTCGTCGGGGACTCTACGTTGAAGACTACATAGTTGATCTTGTCTAAGTCCATCATATCCTTAGCTTTGTCACAATACTTACAGTTGTTACGGGTAATAATAGTGTACATGATCTCTCCTTGGGTTAAGTAAGCAGTTTAAACACATGCTCAGGTAGTCGGGTTACACTAGGTCAACGATCTCACAACTATCCCCAGAACAAGCTAATGTCTGACTTCCAGCTGTGTTGTCTTCTACTTCATAGTCCGACAGTTTACCCCAGTCAATAGCCTTTGGCATAACTGACAGTAGCATCTCATACTCTGACCTACCTACGTCTTGATAGGGTGCCTGTTGATATGTGTGTTCGCTGAACGGTAAGAACGACACACCAGACATCTCATCAAAGTATTTGTAGACATATGCACCTACCTCTAACCACTCCTCAGCCTTGACGTTAATTGTCACGGAGGGCTTGTGTTCACACCAACTACGCTGGTAGGCCAACCACATATCCAACTGCTCAATAGCAGACATATCAGCCGTACAAGTTGCACCTGCGGGTGCTTTCATAGGGAAGCTGAATACTGTCGTCTGGTCGGGCTTAAACACGTCAGGTTCATTAGGGATGCCTTGATCCTTCATAAACTGCGTCAGAGGGTCTTTGTTATCACCTCGGACGGTGCGGATATAGTAGGGACTGTGACGGGCGTGGATTCCACTGGCGCTATCAACCAGCTGCGAAACGGTCCCGCTAGGCTTAACACAGCTGATAGCAGTAGCAACAGGGATACCGAGACGTTCAGCCCATTCCGCATTGGTAGCCACAGCAATCTTTTTAAGGTGTTCAAGTGTCTTATCCAATCCGTTGTTCTTGGTTGTCATTAACGGGTTGTCCATGATGCCTGTCATAGATACGCCCAGAAGTCGCTCTTCTTCTGTGTTATTCTGCCATATCTTACGCAAGTATGGGAACTTGGTATGCGTAGACTGGATAGTGCCAAGGATCGTTGCGATACGAACCTTACGTTCTAGGGTCTCCAAAGTGTCAGTAGCACGTACCACACACTCGGTTAGGTTGCAAAATTGGTACGGGCGCAAAATTATTTCGCTGCAAGGATTCGTCCCGAACTCGTAGTCTGGATCACGTCTACCATTCTTAGCTGCCTGTACCTTAGATGCCTGTCGATTAAAGATACCACGTTCACCTGACCCACTTTCTACTAGGG